TGAGCACCGCAGGCCCGCGCGGCGCCTACGAATTTTGGGCCCGCTCGGCAGATGGCCGCATCATCGACGCCAAAGCCATCAGCCCCAGCCCGGCCGTCGCCGTGGTCACCATCATCAGCAGCGAGGGCGACGGCACCGCCAGCCCTGAACTGATCGCCAAAGCAGAAGCCGAATGCCGCGACGAAGACCGCCTGCCGGTGGCCGACCGCCTCACCGTGCAAAGCGCCAGCATCCTGCCCTACACCATCACCGCCAACCTGCACATGGATCTCACCGGTGCAGAGGCCGAACTGGCCCTGACCGCCGCCCGCGACGCCTTGGCCGCCTGGGTCAACCCGCGCAAACGGATCGGCGTGCGCATCGCCCGCTCTGGCATTGATGCCGTGCTGCATGTGCCGGGCGTCGTCTGGGTTGAGCTGGTCGGCTGGGCTGACATCATCCCAACCGATACCCAGGCCGCCTACTGCACCGGCTACACCGTCGAGGTCGCGGCATGACTGACCTGCTGCCCCCCTCCGCCACCCCGACCGAGCGCCGGCTGGCCACCGTCGCCGCCAACGCCTGCGATCTGCCGGTCGAGGTGCTGCGCACCCTCTGGGATCCCTACGCCTGCCCGGTCTGGCGCCTGCCCAGTCTGGCCGCTGAGCGTTCGGTCGATCGCTGGGATGAAAGCTGGTCGGAAGCCACCAAGCGCAAGGTCATTGCCAACGCCCCGTTCGTCCATCGCCACAAGGGCACCGTCGGCGCCATTCGCCGCGCCGTTGAGCCACTGGGCTACCTGATCCGGGTGCTGCACTGGTATCAAGAAACCCCGACCGCCGAGCCGGGCACCTTCAAGCTCGATGTCGGCGTGCTCGATACCGGCATCACCGAGCCGATATATGCCGAACTGGATCGACTCATTGACGACGCCAAGCCGCTGACCCGTCACCTGACAGGGCTCGCCATCAGCCTGGAGACCCGTGGCCCGCTCTATGTGGGGGCCGCCTGTTACCTCGGCGACGAGATCACCATCTATCCCTACACGCCGGAAGCCATCGAAATAAGTGGCCACAGCTGGCACGGCGGCATCACCCACACCATCGACACCATGACCATTCAACCGGAGGCTAATCAATGAGCGCCATCTATTACGCCATTCTCACCACCGTCGGCCAGGCCAAGCTGGCCAACGCCCTCGCGCTCGGTATTCCGCTGCCCATTACGAAAATGGGGGTCGGCGATGGCAACGGCCAGCCGGTTACCCCCAATCCGGCCATGACCGCGCTGGTCAAGGAGCGCCGCCGCGCCAACATCAACACCCTGTTTCAGGACCCGCTCAACCAGAGCCAAATCGTGGCCGAGCAGGTGATCCCCGAAGACGTGGGCGATTGGTGGATCCGGGAAATCGGCCTGTATGACAATACCGGCGCGCTGATTGCCGTGGCCAACTGCCCCGACACCTACAAACCGCTGCTCACCAGCGGAGCAGGCCGCACCCAGGTAATCCGCATGGTGTTGATCGTCAGTGACACCAGCGCGGTAGAGCTCAAGATTGACCCAGCCGTGGTGCTGGCCACCCGCAAATACGTCGATGATGTGATGAAGGCACACAAGGAAAGCCGAGATCACCCAGCAGGAAACCAGACAGAGAAAGGGATGTTGAGGCTGGCGACCCAAGCTGAAGCCGTGGCCGGGTTACTCGACTCCGTTGCCGTCGCCCCCAAGGAAATGAAAGCCGCCATGGAGGCTCTGCTCGATATCGTGGCCCCCATCGGGGTGCCCATCCCATGGGTAGCGGCCACCCCACCCAACAGTCGGTTCTTACTCGCTCAGGCGCAGGGCTTTGACAAAGTTGCATACCCAAAACTGGCCGCACTCTGGCCAGCAGGAGTGATCCCATTTGATATGCGTGGTGAGTTCCCTCGGGGTTGGGATGCAGGGCGGGGGGTGGATGCGGGCCGGGCGTTGCTTTCAGCGCAAGGGGACGCGATTCGTAATATCACCGGGGATTTTCTCACTGACAACGGATGGATGTTCACCGCCGCGACCGGGGCACTAGCCTTGGCTGGCGCCTCCTATCCCAATATTAAGTGCGCAACTAGCCCGGGGATAGAAATTAGTCATGCCTTCCTTGATTTCAATGCCTCACGAGTAGTGCCCACTGCTGCTGAAAACCGTTCACGAAATATTGCATTTAACTACATAGTGAGGGCCGCATAATGAACCAACCGCGTGTAACCTGGGGCACAAACGGATGGGCCGAAACAGATGGATGGGCACTGACCCATTGCACCAACCAGACCACCAACGAATACATCGGCCAGATAGATGTGTGGGTATCGGTGGGCACAGGCCTCCCTGCCTGTGCGTTTCTCGATGCTCCGCCAGCCTCAGAGCCAGGCAAGACCATTGTTCGGCAAGGAGACCACTGGATACTTGTCGCTGACTATCGCGGCCAGACTGCATACGATAAGCAGAACGGGGCTGCTAGCGAGATATCCGAGCTTGGTGAGGTACCGGAAACACAGACCCTTGTCGCACCATCATCAAGGTTCGATGTGTGGGACGAAGAGCGTGAGATCTGGGTCAAAAACATCGAGGCCGAAAGCAACTGGCAACGGCAACAGGCAGAAACGCAGCGCAACATGCTGATGGTCGAGGCCAATCAGCAGATCGCCATCCTCGCCGACGCCGTGGATCTCGGCATGGCCACCGACGCTGAGCAGGCAGCGTATACCGCCTGGCGCCAGTACCGGGTGCTGATAAGCCGCCTCGACCTCACCCAGCAGCCCATTGCATGGCCTCCCAAGCCTGCCACAGCTAGCTAAACCCACACCCCGCCCTGTGCGGGGTGTTTCATATCTGCCCGCCGCCAACCGTCACCCCGCCGCTGTTGTAAAGCGGCCATTTACAACGGCGGTCACTCGCCCAACCTGCGCCGCCCCTGCATCCTGACCCTGCTCACATTGATCCCCTCCGTCCGGACACAGGAGAACCGCCAAATGGCACTCGACAGTTACCACCACGGCGTGCGCGTCGTTGAAGTCAACGAAGGCACCCGCACCATCCGCACCATTGCCACCGCCGTGATCGGCCTGATCGGCCATGCGGACGATGCCGACGCCGCCACCTTCCCGCTCGACACCCCCGTCATCATCACCGACGTGCAAAAAGCCGTTGGCAAAGCGGGCACCGAGGGCACCTTGGCCAAAGCGCTGCAGGCCATTGCCGACACCGTCAACACCATCACCATCGTCGTGCGCGTAGCCAAAGGCGCCACCGACGAAGAGACCACCTCCAACGTTATCGGCACCGCGCTGCCGGATGGCAGCTATACCGGCCTCAAAGCCCTGCAGCGGGCCAGCTCTGCCGTCGGCGTCACCCCCCGCATTCTCGGGGTGCCGGGGCTCGACAACCTGCCGGTCGCCACCGAACTGGCCGCCGTGGCGGTCAAGCTGCGCGCCTTCACCTACGTCACCACCCACGGCTGCAACACCCCGACCGAGGCGATCGCCTACCGCCAGAACTTCGGTCAGCGTGAAGTCATGCTGGTGCATGGCGACTTCAAAAAATGGGATACCACCGCCAACGCCGAGGCCACCATCTGGGCCACCGCCAAAGCCATGGCCATGCGTGCCAAGATCGACAAAGAGGTCGGCTGGCATAAAACCCTCTCCAACGTCGCCGTCACCGGCGTCGAAGGGCTGACCAAGCAAGTATTCTGGAGCCTGCAAGACCCCGACACCGACGCGGGCCTGCTCAACGCCAGCGATGTCACCTGCCTGATCCAGTCAGAGGGCTTCCGCTTCTGGGGTTCCCGCACCTGCTCGGATGATCCCCTGTTCCAGTTCGAGAACTACACCCGCAGCGCCCAGATCCTCGCCGACACCATCGCCGAGGCCCACATGTGGGCGGTCGATAAGCCGCTGACCCCGACCCTGGTCAAAGACATCATCGAAGGCGTCAAGGCCAAGGGCCGCGAGCTGGTCAGCCTCGGTTACCTCATCGGGTTCGACTGCTGGTACAACGAAGAGGTTAACGACAAAGACACCCTCAAGGCCGGCAAGCTCTACATCGACTACGACTACACCCCCGTGCCGCCGCTTGAAAACCTCATGTTCCAGCAGC